TCTCACCACGGATTAAGGAATTGATTTGTTCTCTCAGTTCTTCGTCTTTCATTTCTTAGGTGGATTCCAAAGTTTAGGGTTCATTCGGCCTTCTGTTTGAGTCATGTTTTTGAAGTCACTACGGTAGTTGTCCCAATAGTGATCAAAGATATCTACTTGTTTTGCAGCAGCAACAATATCAAACTTAGTGATACCATCTTGTTCGTATTCAATCAAAAAGGAATTTGATGGAAGAGATTTATCATCTGCATCTGTTGGATCACAGTCTGAATAAATCTCCTTAATACCTTTTCCCATTAAGAACGGCCTCCCCATTGGATGTCTGTATATGCAGACTCTACCACAGATTTGTTCAATTTGTACTTAGATTCAAGTTTCTTATCTTTGACTAGGCAAAGAATTTCAGATTCTGATGGATGAAGACCTTCAAGAACCTGAATGAACATGGACTCTCTACGGGTCTTGGAGAGGGAATCGTTACCACCCTTGACAAAATGATACAAGTTCTTCCATTCCTTTCTCAGGGAGGTGTGATCAGTCCCTACGGGGACATCATTCTTCTCGAAGGGAACCTCACCTTCAGGCAACATAGAAACTACGGTTTCATCAAAGTTCCAGATTAGGATTGCTTTGAGTGACTCTGTTTCATACTGTTTGAGAACTTCGATCTTTTTAGCCCTAGTTCTCTGTTTACTTACCAATTCCAAAATCTCAAAGAGGAATGGATTGGGTGGAAGTTTTGTACTTGTTTTACTCGTCGTAGTCTTCTTCGTCGCTGTCGAAGCCATTTTCAAACCTCACTGATAAAATTTCGTCTGGAATAATATTACCATCTCCGTCAAACATTTCGGGATGAACGAAGGGCATTCTTGTTTGGTCTAGGTATGTTTTTACTACCCAACCGAGGAGAGAACCTGTTAAAAGAAAGAGAACTGTTACTGCCAATGACAGTGCGATGATTGCTGTTTCCATTTACTTCTCCGAGAATTACTTTTTCTTTACGTCAACATAAACGTTTAGGAAGAAGTTTACTTCTCGTCTGAAGAAAGAAATCATCTTCCCAAACTTTACTTCAAAAGTCTTTGGGGTTCGTTCTTTCCTCCGTTTTTTCCTCAGTAACAATTCCAAACCCCTGTTGATCTCTAGAGGTTCTTCATTGTTTCTTTTATTTAGAGGGTTTTCTTTTCCTTCCTGGTCTTTTTTCTTGCTCATACTTTTTCATATCACTTAATACACCAGATAAGTAATTTTTGATTTTTCTTGCCTCTGGTTTACCAAGATGACCATACGCCTCTCTTAGAAGTTTATGTTCATCATCAGATCCACCTTCAAGATAATCTTCTAAGTCAATAACCAACTGACTTATCTCATGAGAGACACTTGATTCTATCAAGTCTACAGTTTCTAATTTAGTAACTTTATTAATCTTTAAGTATTCATACATGTTCAACATGTACTTACCTCTAAATGCGTAGTCAATTGTTTTTTCAACTACATCGTAGAGTTCATACTTGTCCATCAAACTATGTTTTGTTCTCTTAGATATTTAACAGTTTCTGTACATCCACCCAATAATTGTTCGTCAAGTAACACTCTAGGGAATGTAGAACCTTGTCCAAACTTAGAATAAAACTCTTCTCTTGTATAATCTCTACCAAGTTTTAAGACAACATGTTTTTGTTCAGAAAGTTCTAGAACTTGTTGTACTTTGGTACAGAAAGGACAACCATCCTTTGAATAGATTGTATACATTATTTTTTATTTCTGGTGATTTTTATATAGTCTTGTTTCATGGCATTTAATAACCATGAAGAAGAAAGGGAGTCAGGTCCATTCTCCAAAAGTTCAATCTGTCTTTTGCTCAGTCGATGACTCACCATCTCCTTGTACTTCTGTCTCCAATTCTTTTCCATATGGATGTCTGGGATTAAAATCTTCCAAAGGTTGAGACTTACTCAAGTCTCGACGGGATTGGTTTTTAATAATGATGAAAGCATCTTTATTGTATTTACGAGTACCAATTGGTGATTGCCACTTCTTGTTGTAAACCTCACCAACATCAATACCAGAGACGGAAGTACCACCAATCTCTACATCAATCTCATCCTCAACAGACCAACCAAGAGTATTAATTACTCTGGCAATCTGTTCAACCACTGTGGATTCCATTACCCTTTCATCTGGCTCAAGATTTCCGTTCATAAAAAAAGAGGGTGTTAACCCTCTTAATATAACAGATTTTTTACAGGTGTGTCAACCCTTAGAGAGCATTACCTCTAGGAAGAACTTCCTCAGGGAACACAAAGTTCTCATGTGGTTGATCAACGGTTGCCATCCAGTTACGAAGACCCTCATTCAGAAGAATGTTCTTTGTGTAGAAGGTTTCAAACTCTGGATCCTCTGCTGCTCGTATCTCTTGTGAAACAAAGTCATACGCACGCAGATTAAGTGCCAGACCAATGATGCCAATAGAAGAAGTCCATAACCCCATGACTGGGACAAAAAGCATAAAGAAATGCAACCAACGTTTATTACTGAACGCAATACCAAAGATTTGAGACCAGTACCTATTGGCAGTAACCATCGAATAGGTCTCTTCTTCTTGAGTAGAGTCAAAAGCTTTGAAAGTATTTGATTGTTCACCATCTTGATACAGGGTATTCTCCACTGTTACACCATGAATGGCTGACAGTAGTGCTCCACCAAGTATACCAGCAACTCCCATCATGTGAAAGGGGTTGAGCGTCCAGTTATGGAAGCCTTGAAGGAATAATAGGAATCGGAATATCGCTGCCACACCAAACGACGGTGCAAAGAACCAGCTGGATTGTCCAAGTGGATAGATGAGAAATACGCTAACGAATACGGCAATAGGACCCGAAAAAGCAATCGCATTGTACGGTCTGATTCCTACGAGACGACTAATTTCAAACTGTCGAAGCATGAAACCAATGAGAGCAAAGGCTCCGTGGAGCGCCACAAAAGCCCAGAGTCCCCCAAGTTGGCACCAACGGACGAAATCTCCCTGAGCTTCAGGGCCCCATAACAGTAGAAGAGAATGTCCCATAACATCAGCTGGAGTAGATACAGCTGCAGTAAGAAAGTTAGACCCCTCCAAATATGAAGACGCAAGGCCATGGGTGTACCAACTGGTAACGAAGGTGGTTCCTGTAAGCCAACCGCCAATAGCGAGATAAGCTGTCGGGAATAAAAGTATGCCAGACCAACCGACAAAAACAAACCTATCACGCTTAAGCCAGTCATCGAGAACATCGAACCACCCCCTTTGGTATTTTGGTTGTGTAAGTGTAGACGAAGCCAAAAATAAACCTCTTAGAATTCTAACATATTTAGTTTACACAACTTTACATAAGAGGTCAATCTGTTTAATTACCTATTGGCATCTTCCCAATCTTTTTGGAATTGATCAAGACCCTTATCAGTCATGACATTTTTATACATCTTCCAGAATACGAGGGGTGGAATGGTAACCACATCTGCACCATACTCAGCACACTTCTCAACTTGTCTTACATCACGAATCGATGCACCAAGAATCTGAGGAATCTCTTTCCCATCAATCAAAAACCTACTATACACTTTGTGGATTTTCTGAATCAAATCAATACCATCCACAGAATTATCTTCCCATCTACCGATGAATGGAGAGATATAAGTTGCTCCTGCTTTACATGCAAGGATTGCTTGTGATACTGAGAAAACTAAAGTAACATTGGTCTTTACACCAACTCTAGAAAGTGTCCTACAAGCTTTAAGTCCTTCTACGGTACAAGGAAGTTTAATTGTGATTGCTGGTGAGATCTTAATGAACTCATCTGCCTGTTCCAACATCTCCTCTGCAGTATCTCCTACAACCTCTGTAGAAATACTCTCCAAAGCTAAGAGACCTGAGAGTTCATGTGCAACGTCCTGAAGGGTTCTACCACTCCTCAGAATGAGTGTAGGGTTGGTTGTAACACCATCGATCAATCCTGTTTCGTATGCAGGTCTGATGAGATCGATGTCCGCTGTGTCCAGGAATATCTTCATCTTGTTTGTGAAACTACCTTATCTATTATAGTTTCATCTGTTCACAATGAGTATTTGTTGTGTAATCAACATCATTCCAATGTCTTACTGCATTGGCAACGATAGCCACATTGGTAACCAGGTAAGACACAAGAATAAGGGTGCGTATGCGAGCAATAGTATCTGCCTCTCT